ATAGGCTTCAATCAATCTTGGGTTAACGAATTTTTCGCACCCGCGCTCTTTAAGCCATTTCCAGGTTTCTTTGAACAGATCGTCAGCGCCCAGTGGCTTACCATCTTTTTGTCTCGCGCTTAGGTAATCGCTGGGCGCGGGCATATCTTCTCCGTATAAATCAGCCGTATCGTCAAGGTCGCCCGCTTCAAGCATCGACTCGGGATGCAGTTCCGGGGCTGCTAAAACTTTTGCGGCCTTTCCGGCCGAGATTTTGTCAGCCAGGGGCTGCGGTTTGTCACCGGCGCGGACCCTGCGGCCACCCCTATTGGTTCCGTCTTTTGCCACAAGCCTTCACCTCCTTGCTGTGGCAGGGTTTAATCCCCCGTTTGAACCGTGATTTTTGTGCGCGAAGGGGGCCGCCCGTTCTCCGCAGCCAGGATTGTAAAGATTTTGACCCCCCCAACCAGGAAATCTTGCAATTTGTAATAACGTTGTAAAGCAATTCAGTATATTATATTGAATGATTGCAGATAATGCTTTATAATCAAGGTTAGAAAGGAGCTGATACGATGGCTAACACCACCAATTTAAACATCCGCATCGACGAGGAGTTAAAACGCCAGGCGGATGCCATTTTTTCAGAACTCGGGCTCAACATGTCCACGGCGATAAATATGTTTCTGCGCTATTCCGTCCGTTACGGCGGCATCCCTTTTGAGCTGCGCGTCGAAAAGCCTAACGCAGAAACTCTGGCGGCCATCGACGATGTCAACAACAACCGCAATATGAGCAAAACCTTTACCAGCGTCGATGACCTGATGGAGGACTTAAATGCTTAAGATCAGATACTCCAGCCGGTTTAAAAGAGATTTCAAAACTATTGTTAAGCGCGGCTATGATGTTAAGCTCTTCGAGGAGGTGCTGCGTTTCCTTGTTGAGGAGAAGCCTCTGCCTCCTAAATATCTTGACCATCCTCTGGCCGGCAGCTATGGCGGTCATCGTGAATGCCACATCACGCCGGATTGGCTGCTCATATATAAAATTGAAAAAGATATTCTAACCCTGACCCTTACACGTACAGGAACCCACAGCGATTTGTTCTGACTAAGATTTTATTTGCGGGAATAGTTTCATCCCCATCTCCCGCCCTCTTTGGCCGTAACCGCCGAGTGACAGGACTTGCACAGGCTCATCAGGTTCTCCGTCGCGTTGGTACCACCTTTGGACAGGGGTACAATATGATGCACTTCCTCCGCCGACGTCAGCCTGCCTTCCTTTTGGCACACCTCGCAGAGCGGGTGCTGGGCAAGAAACCTGTCACGGACGCGCTTCCAGCTCCTGCCGTAGCGTTTTTTCACGGCCGGGTCCCGCTGGTATTTCTCGTATCTTGCGGCTTCCTGTTTAGCGTGTTCCTCGCAGAATCTTCCGTCCGTCAGTTTCGGGCAGCCGGGGTGAGAACACGGCCGTTTGGGTTTAAATGGCATAATGCTTCACCTCAATTAGGCATAAAGAAAGCCCCCGCAGGTTTGTCCCGCGAAGGCTCTTGATACAGCTTTCGATACTATTATTATACATGGTCCTGGATCAAACACTCCCTCATAATTCCCTCATCTTTATCCGAACAGCATACTGCGCAGGTGATTCAGCGCATTGCTCCTCAGCCGCTCGATATGGCTTTCGCTGTAGCTGAGTTCACTCATCAGTCGGTAGGTTGCGCCGGACTTCTGGTTGTCGCCCATGTAGAATTCAGATAGGATGTGCTGCTCGGTATCAGTCAGGCTTGACCAGGCAGGCTCAAACCATGCCATATACTCTATCGCCTGGCTGTAGCGTTCCCGCAAGATGTCCAGCTTGTCAATCTGCGCCGCCAGTTTGTCGGCTCCAGCCTGCGGATTCCTTGCGGATGGCATCCTGGATAGCTTGGGGGTTCTGGGCGCAATCATTTTTTCGTATACACTCTTTATTTCCTCCGGAGTGTTGTTGATGATAAACCGCATATTGTTGTAGTCGCGGATGGCGGCAATCGTCGCCGCGTTCTTATTGATGTATTTCAGCGCAATCATATGACCGCCTCCTTTAAATTTGCTTTGACCGCGTCAATCAAAGCGGTCTGGGTCTTATCCTTTCTTTTCAAGGCACGCATCACATCTTCATCGATGGTGCCCTTGGTGATGATGTGGTGGATAACCACCGTATCCTTCTGGCCTTGCCGCCAGAGCCGGGCGTTGGTCTGCTGGTAGAGTTCAAGGCTCCAGGTAAGCCCGAACCAGACCAGGGTGGAGCCGCCCGCCTGCAAATTCAATCCGTGCCCGGCTGATGCCGGGTGAATTACTGCCAGTGGTATTTCTCCGTCATTCCACCGTTTTATAGAATCGGCGCTGTCCAACTTCTCAGCAGGGAAGCGGTTTAATATCCGCTCCAGGTCATGCTTAAACCAGTAAGCCACCAGTACCGGCTTGCCGTTGGAGGCTTCGATAATATCCTCCAAGGCGTCCAGCTTGTGGTCGTGAATCCTGGCGACTGAACCATCGTCGGCATAGACTGCACCGTTGGCCATCTGCAGTAGTTTGTTTGACAGCGCGGCGGCATTTAAGGCGTCAATTTCTCGGCCTTCTAGCGAAAGCACCAGATCCCGCTTCATGGTGTCATAGACTTTTTTCTCTTTGTCCGATAACCACACGGGGATCTCGTTTATTACACATTCCGGCAGCTTCAGGTAGTCTGTATTTTTCATGCTGATGGTTATATCCGATATGCGGCGGTAAATCTCATCCTCCGCTCCGGGCAGAGGCTTATATGAAAACACCATTTGCTGATTGCGCTTGTCCGGGACAAAGAAGCTGTTGCGGTAATGGGTGATAAAGCGACCAAGGCGCTGTCCCATATCGATGATGCCGATTTCGGCCCATAGATCCATCAATCCATTAGCTGAAGGTGTACCGGTAAGGCCGACTATCCTTTTGACTTTGGGCCGAACCTTGCGCAGGGCCTTGAAGCGTTTGGAAGTATGATCCTTGAAAGAACTCAGTTCATCGATTACTACCATATCGAAGTCGAAGGGAAGCCCGCTTTTATTAACCAGCCAGTCCACATTCTCCCGGTTGATGATATACACCTGCGCTCTCTTTAAAAGAGCAGCTTTCCGCTGGGCTTCATCACCAAGGGCGACTGAATAGGTGAGTCCATTCAGGTGATCCCATTTTTCGATTTCTGCTGGCCATGTGTCTCGCGCAACTCGAAGTGGGGCAATTACTAATACCTTGCGTATCAGGAAACTGTCCAATGTCAGGTCGAAGATAGCCGTTAAGGTAATAACACTCTTGCCAAGACCCATTTCAAGCAGAACAGCCGCGATTGGATGCTCAAGGATGAAATTGGTGGCAAAGGTTTGATAGTCATGAGGACTGTATTTCATCAAGTATCTCTCCAATCTGCTCAGGGCTGTCAATGCAGTAAACCCAAAACCCTAACGCTTCCAGTTGTCTTTTTCGCTTTTCCTGCAGGGGGCGAAGCCTTTTTCCCGGCGCTTTGAGTTCAACGAAGGCAAGCCTGCCGCCTGGAAGAAGCACCAGGCGGTCAGGCAGGCCGTCATAACTTGAACTTACGAATTTCGGCGCGATGCCTCCCATGTTTTTCACTGCTTTCACCAGCTTTTGTTCTATATGGTTTTCTTTCATTGACGTATTCCTCCCAGCATTCCTCAAAGGTTTCGAGACAGTCCGTGCAAGCGTTATTCCTTTCCAGATAGCCGCGTATCAGGTTATGCCAGCCGTTATATTTTCCGGGATATGTATTGCGTGGAAAGCTGTCATCGCCTTTCATATCATTGGCCAGGTCGCCTTTCGGTGAGCTTTCATTCAGGTAGTTCTTGATCATCCATGTGTAAAACTGCATTTCATTCACTCCATTCTTGGAACAACTGCCACAAGATTTCTTTACGCGCGCATATCGCGCGTAGGCGCATCGTATTTGTATATAAATTTGATAATTTTTTGTACTATATAGAAAATGTTGTTCCGTTGTTCCATTTTCACTTGTTTTGACCCTCAAAAAAGGGGTTAACGGGTGGAACAAGGGAACAAGTCTGAATCAGCCTGTTCACTTGTTCCAGAAGGTTGTTCCATCATTTGCGGATATACACTCGCTGCTTGCCGTATATGGGCTGCCGCTCTAGCTTATCGGATTTTTCCCAACCTCTGATGCGTGCCATAATCGCACTGATGGAATAACTGTCAGCTGGCTTAATATCTTCTTTAGCCTTGCCGAGGCATTCGCACCAGATCTCGATGTTGGAAACAGACTCACGTCTGACGCTGCCTTTCGGCTGCATAGGGCCGTCCGGGTCACTGATATACTCGCGTCTTGCATACACGTCCATAGAATCCCATGTCTCCGGAAGGAGTATATCGAGGTACCTTGTCACAAGGCCTTCGCGGTCATCCTGTTCCATAGCTGCAGACTGCTCATCCTTGGCATAGCTTTCTAGTTCCGGAGGTAGGTAGAGTTTTTCTCCCTGCTTGACGTAGTACATTGTCTCAGCCCAGATCTGCCCGACGTCATCCTTGGAAATATTCCAAGGTTTCAGCTTGCCAGTGCCGGGTGCCTTTATGGTCCAGAAGCGTCTATTTCCGGTGATGTCACGCAGGAATCCGTTTTCGGAATTGGTTGTGCCGAAGAAGATGCACTGCCTCGGATGCGGAGTGACCCTCCGACCGAAGGAAGCGCGGTATTTATCGTCCTGACGGGAGATGAAAGCCTTCACTTTATCAATGTCGGCCTTTTTCATACCGGCGAGCTCTCCGATTTCCAGAATCCAATAACCTTGTAGCTTTTCTGCGGCGGTCTTGTCATTCATATCGGAGAGGTTAAGGCTGTCAGAGTACCATTCACCGCCCAGCTTGGAGATAAAGGTGGATTTTCCGATTCCCTGCGGGCCGTTCAGTACGAGGATATAGTCAAACTTGATGCCCGGCTCGTAGATGCGCTTGATGGCGGCACACAGCACTTTCCGGGTTACGGCCCGGACGTACTTGTTGTCATCGGTTCCGAAATAGTCGATGAGTGCCGTTTCCACACGAGGCACACGATCCCATTCAGGTAAGCTGTCCAGGTATTCGCGGATCGGGTGATATGATCGGTCATCAGCCACCTTCGTAACTGCAATCTCATAGTTTCGCGCCGAGAAGGCTCCATAATGGCTGTCGACATAGCTAATCAGCTGGGCATCATCTGCATCCCGCCAGAATCTTGATGGATGCTGCCATGGCACTTCACCCTTAATCTCCAGGCTGTCGGAAAGCTGGTTGAACACGATCTCTTTTAGCGCCGGATCGTTTTCCAGAATCAAGGTGAGATTGCGGAGGGTGTTTTTCACCGTGCCGTTCTTCTCAAGCTCCAGCAGCTTTTGCCAGTCCGTATCTTCCACGGCAAATTCGGTCGATGCCTGCGCCCGGCGTTCTTCTGCTAATAGCAGCTTTACGCGCCCGTCTTTCACCGCCAGCTCCGTCATGGCCCTAAAGGAGGGCAGCTTATTTACCGGGGTATCTTCGGCAGACTTATCGTCAAGGCTTCGAAATTTATGAAGCCGTACCAGGTCAAACGCATTTAACAGTTTTCCGCAGACGGGGTCGGTGGCATGATGGCTATAAGCGAACACGCTGTCATAGATAACCACGCCCGCGCTGCTGTCAGCTGGTATATAGTCGTATCTTCCATTCATAGCGGACGGCTCATATACATCGGAGAGGAAGGTGTCGATTGCCTCCTCAACGGTATAGGCACGGTTGAACGCACCGATGATACCCGGCTTGGTAAGCGGATTACCGGCTTCGGCGACACCACTTCGCGCCACCTCGGATTGGCGGCTGGAGCGCGGCCATGTGGACTCGTCCTGCCAATCGTCATAGCGTGCAAGATATATATCCGGGTCAAGATTGCTGCCATCTTTTTTCTGAAACCAGAATTTACCGTTCATCGAAGTAGACGGCCAGTACATGAGCCGGTGGGCTTCATAAGTTGTATCATCGAACAGGTCAATTCCAATGTCCTTTGCTACCATCCGGGCTACCGCGGGGTATTCCGCCTCGCTTATATCTCTGGAAAGCGGGATAGCAAGACGGATGCGGGGCTTTTCCGGGGTGTGCTTATGGGTGGAGTAAGCGCAGCACTTAAAGCCGCACTTCATAATGACTTCATCCCAGACTCCCGGAGTGCCATAGTCCATGTCCAGAACAACCATCGAGCGGCAGAGGACAAAACCTTTTTTACGGCGGCCTGCCTTGAGGTGGCCGGCTACATAACCGCCCACATCCTTGATAGCATCCTGCTGGCCTTTTTTTAGCTTGCGGTATTCCTCCACGGTTTCCGTCGTGCGGACGGTGGAACTGACCCGGGTACAAAAATCATCCCAGGATATGTCGCTGTTCTTCCACTTTTTATCCAAACGGCTGTTGCCATATGAAATCTTCATCCTGAGACCTCCCTGCAGTCATCAGAAAAATATCTGATTGTGTATTTCTTTCGCTTGGCTCTCTCAATCTCAGCATTCATGCCAGGGGAGATATAGCTGCCAAACACCCAGACTTCCGCGCATTTTGCCATGAGTACATTGCCAAAGAATAACCCAAGGCTGCGTTCAGCCGGGTTACTGTCATCTAAAAACTGCGGATAAAGCAGGTGCGGTGTGAAAGGGATATATCCCATTTCGACCGCAAACCGGCTGTAGCGTCTTGCAGATTTGATGTTGTTTTCAATATTCCCGGAGTAGGGGGAACAGATATATACAAGGGGCCGGAAGGCTTTAGCGGCTTTTTCCTCTTGCTCTACAGCCGTCAAGGCTTCATAGGCGGTAGGGTCGTAGTAGCCTTCTGCATTGAATTTGTCGGTGTTCATAGCGTTACCTCGCTTTCAAGCCAGTTGTTCGAGCAGCTTCATTTTGTACCATTCAAGGTAGCGCTTGCGCTGTTCATAATCCGGGACAGATACCAGCAGGCCGATATCAACTTTCTGCAATATCTCAAGCAGACTGACTTGTTCAGCCGTCAGGTAAGGGCGGATACTGGTGCCTTTTTCAAGGCCATATGCCTGCCTGAACTGCTTGGCCGACATCCCAGTAACAATGCGGTTTATCATGTCGCACTCATTGCTGAAATGATACGGTTTGGGATTTTCATGCAGCAGCTTGATGTTTTCAGTTAACAAGGGGAAATCCTTGCGGGCGGCTACAAGAGTTTTGATGAACTGTTCCATCTCGTTAAAGCGCCTAATATACAGTTCCTTGAATCTCATTGCTTTACGGCCCGTATAACCCATAACCAGCATGGTAAAGCCATCGCGGGTCATCATGTAACACGGTTGTTTTTTGTTCTGTGAATTGGTGTAGGAGGATGGCTCAAAATTGAGCCGTACAAATTCTTCACTCAACCCAGATTTGGGGTCAGTTATTCTGGTAATGTCACGCAGGACATTTTTGTGTTCCTTTTTGAAGTACTGCGCTACATAAAGACTATCTACTCGCGCTGTGTCCTTGGTATCAACAAAAACACCGTACTTATCCTTTGGAATTAATTCTTTCATCTTTTGTCCTCCAATCTTTACAAAAGACAGGAATGGTAAAGTCCGCGCTCAGAGTTTTTGCAATTGGGGGTACTCCCTGTTTTAGGGAGTACCTACAATGCGTCGCTATCGCATTATGTGGTTTGGCATACCCAAGAATGGCGGCGCATTCCGTTGCTGGGAAATAGGCCCTGTCATTAATCATTAGCACACTTAATGTGCCGAATTCGCTGCTGTTGAAGATCTGTATTTTGTTATTCATGGCGAACCTCCAATCTTGACTTGCTGCATTCCGGGCAGTAAACCGAAGTACCATACAGATCACCCTCGCCATTGCTGAACAGTTCTGCCAGGTTGATTTCTACCTCACAACTGCAGCCGGGGCAGGTACAGAACACATTGTCATCATGGATTTCCACGGTGATTTCTACCGTGTCGCTGATTTTTTCTCTTACAAAGAACATATTTTTCAACCTCCCATCTTGAAGGCATCATTGCCTTCTACCATCCACAGGACAGGAGACACAGTTTTGAGTACTTTATATCAGTCCTTTTTATAGAAATCTGTTTCGTAACCGTCCGCCCGAAGTAAAAGACCTTTTGCCCAGGGTGGGGGTTGACTCATGACGGCGCATATGTCATCAACCGATACATCAACCGGGGCTTCAATGACAACCTCATCATGAACATGCATCACTATGTTGTAGCCCATGGCATCCAAATGGCGCATGGCATGGCTTAAAAGATCCCGGCTTATGGCCTGCACGATGTTTTCCACGAACTTTGGCCCATAGCTTTCAATCCGCTCCCACTTCTTGGCGCTGCCGACGCCTTCATAGGTGATACAGTCTGAGCCAAACCGGTTCTCGCCTATGCGCGGTTTCACATAGGAAAGGCGCCTGCCGGAGGGGAGCGTGATAAAGAGCATCCCTCTCTGATAAGAAAAGCGGATGCCATATGTTTCTGTGGTGGAACGCTCCTTGACCGCCGTTTTAGCGGCACGGTCAACATCCCACCAGAGTTTTACGATATTAGGATTGGCCTTTCGCCAGGCATCAACCAGGGGCTTTAGCTCGTCCTCAGTCAGCCCCATGTCCAGAGCCCCCATGGCGGCTAAAGCGCCGACTGAGCCGCCGTAGCCGCAGTTGTGGACAAGTTTGCCCGATACGGTAAAACGATGATGTTGTCCGGCATTTCGTATGTCATAAAGTCGAGCCTGGCACTGATTATTCTCCAGTTCTTTCGCTTTTCGAACACGGCCCTCACTGCATCCTGGATAATTTCGTCTCTGGTTAAGCCCAGGGACAACTTTCTTATTACCACACTTCTTGCATAAGGCCAGTACTCTTGGGAAAAATGGCTTAAAACCGTACACCTCTTGTTCCTGTTGTTCTCGGCATGCGTTACAAACTGAAGGTTTCCAGGTGCATAATCCATGTCGTTGTTGATTCGATCGATTTCCATTTCCCGGCTTGGAAGACCATAGATTTTTATCAGGAAGACCCCAGCCTCTGTCACACTCGAGAAGGCAAATTTTATCCCTCTCGCTCCATAGTTGTGATAACCTCCATCGTTTGGGTTCTCGCAACGCTGCTTTGCAACTGTGAGTCTCCTGTCGAGCCAAACTGGTATCTGCCTCGGCTGAGAGCAGCTCTGGCACCCTTTTGATTTGCCGCTTCTCAGGTTGTATAAGTCCTGCCACTGGATGTTTCCACAACCGGTACACTGCGTTAGCACATAACAATGGTTCCATTTCTTGCTCCATCTTTTCTCTGGACTGATAATTTTCACCCAGCCGTATTGCTCTCCGACCATCTCCGGTTTGTATGAGATGTGCGCCGCTGGAGGCGGCATCTCCAAATCGAACCGGCCACGATTGCCCTTCAATCCAGACAAGGTGGTCTGCTGTTGCCCGGAGTCCCTCATATTCAATCACCTCTTCTTTCCCGCGAAACACCACGCCGTCGTGGGCTACCCAGCTTTCTCCATCCCAAACGAGATGAGAAACCGTTACATCTTCAATGGGTACCAGGCCTTTATCCGTCAATACAAGCTGCCCTTCGGCGATACAGGCCAAATCTGCAACCTTTCCTTTTTGCCTGAGCGGGCTCTTTTTATTGATTTGCTCCGCCGGTACGCGGAACATTTTGCTTGCGGTAGCAATATACAAATCTTTCCTTGCTCCGTATGCCTCAAGCACCCACTTCTCACCCGCGAGCCAGGCCAGTACAACCCTCTCGATGGAGGCGAAGTCGGCCACGATGAACTTGCATTCCGCCTTCGGCACAAAAGCGGTGCGGATAAGTTCGGACAATACCTCCGGGATGGAGGGATAGAGCATTTCCAAAGCCGCCAGGTTACCGCAGCGCACCAAGCTTCTTGCCTCTGCCAAATCACTAATGTGCGTCTGGACTAGGTTGTGAAGCTGGATTAACCTGCCGGCCCATCGCCCAGTTCGATTAGCCCCGTAGAATCGGAACATCCCCCGGGCGCGCCCGTCGACGCAGACGACATTTTCCATAGCCGTATATTTCCTGACCGACGATTTGGCCAGCTGCTGGCGGAGCCTAAGAACCTCCTTAAGTTCCGGCGGAGCCTCCTTCAAAAGCGCATCTACCGCTTTTTTGCCCAGCGTATCGGTCTCAAGCCCCTGGCTGGAAAGCCAATTTTTCATCTGCATCACCGAATTGGGGTTCTCAAGTTCGGTCAGTTCCTGCATCAGGCGCATAAGCTCAGAGCGGGAATGTTCATCAAAGCGGATTGCCTTCCTGACAAAATCCATGTCCAGAGCCACACCACGGTCGTTAATCCTCTGGTCCAAGCAGTATTCCTCCCAAACTACCTCCGGCACGGGGAATTTGGCCAGTTTGGCTTGTATGGCCATTTCTGCTTCCACATCGCGCCGGTTGTAGGCCTTAAATCGCTCCCATTTGTACGGGGCATGCTCCGGCAGATTGCGGATTCTCCCGCCGTTGGCAGAGGTGGGCTTGCAGGGCTGGCAGAAATAACGGATAAGATCCTTGCCCTCGGTGAGTTTCTGTCTTTCTAAGCCTAAAACAGCGCCAGCTCCCTCCAGGGAGAGGGGCAGCCCCATGTATGCCGACCACACCATCGTGCAGCGCCAGGATTTTGGATCAAGATATTGACCTACGGGTAAACCTAACCACTTTGACAAGCAGATGCGTTCAAACTGAGCGTTGAAAGCCCATTTAAAAACCGTATCGTCTATCAGTGCGGTAAGGACCTCAGGCGGGAGCTGTTCTCCCGCCGTAAAGTCCACAACCTGAACAGCGCCTCCGTCAACGCTGTATCCAAACAGGAGGATTTCAAAATCCGGCGCCTCGCAGTAGCGGTAAATGCCCGATTTTGCCAAATCCACTGACGAGAAGGTTTCCAAATCCACGGATATTTGCTTTATGGACGCAGAGGGAGCGGCCTTTGCCCCCTCTGCGGTTATTTGCCCTATCCTCACGACAGGAAGTCCTCGTCGACGTCGGTAGCGAAATCGTCCTCAGCTCTGGACTTGCCGCCAAGAGGTTCACCATCACGAATTTTCTGCAGATTGTTCAGCCCGCAGGCAATTCCCCGGTTTCCGTTGCTGTTGAAGGCAAAGAAGTTGATACTCGCTCTGCCGTAGACTCCGCTGTAAACCTCGGAACGCTCAAGGATGGGCTGGCGGTCGGCATCAACGATGCCCGGCGCGGTTGACGAGTTGGCGTTAATGAAATATGAATTGGCATAGGCGGGATCATCAGGCCGTTCGGTATCGCCGTCACGCAGCGGTGTCTTGATAGCGGAAAGGGGAGGCACGGCTTTGCCGTTGCCTTTCAGCTTGGCTTCACCTTCGCGGTAGGCGGCTTCAATCGCGGCTTTGATTTTTGCAATGGTGCGGGTGTCGGACTTGGGGATGATGAGCGACACTGAAAACTTTGGAGTACCTCCGTTAATGGATTTAGCCTCCCAGACGTTGGCATAAGACCAGCGGGTATCGGGTCCGGTGATAACCTTCATAGGGTTGGTATTGACTTTGTTTGTGTTATTTGACATAAGATTTTCCTCCTAAAGTTGATTTAATTTGGCATATTCGCCATGAAATTTAATGGCTGCATTGTTGTAAGCGAGAGCTGCTTCTTGTTCGCTACTAAAACTGCCGATGTAATGGTAAGACCCAAATGCCTGAATACGAGCCATCCAGACTTTGTCTCTTTGGTGCCAATAAACACCCTTGTACTGCGAGCTAGTCTGCCTCTGCTGCTTTCGTTGATTGAAATGACTCTGGCTACTGGATACCAAACGCAGATTGAAGCGCCTGTTATCAAGACCGTTTCCGTCTGTATACTTGAAGAGCGGGATAGTCCGCATCATCCACAATGGCCTCATAGCCTTGTGTTAACCGTATCAGCTTCATTCAGTAGCCTCCTTGAAATCATCAGCCGCAGAGGTGATTGCTAATGCCGGGCGTTTATCGCTTTCCGGTACAAGCGTTGGTTTGCCTGGCGGTTTCTCAATAAGTCTGCCAAGCAATTCAGCAAATTTCTTTTTGCCTAGTAGTTTCTCTAAGGCCGTAACTCCGAGAATGCATTGTTCATAAGGGTTATAACCAGCCATGATGACCGCATTAGCTACATCTGATTCACTGGTGTACTTCCGGGTGGAGCGGCCTTCTACAACTTTGAACCCATCGAACTTCACACCCTTTAATGCCTGCTGTAGTGCAAACTCTTTGACATCTCCCGCCCAGCTCACAAGTCCATCAATCTTTGCGAGTATTGAGGCAATTTCGTCAATCCCAAGCAGAGCAGGTTCTTGAAAGTCATAGACGGCAATAGCCATGTTCGCTTTGGCCCGTTCACGACATTCAGCTTTAGCCCTGCAGAACATACACCATTCGCCGCAGTTAAATTCGCCGTCACCAGAGTAAGCGAGTTTGGCAGTTGGTTTCAGGACTTCCTCAGCCCATTGGTACAAGGATTCCTTGAACACCGTATGGGTGGACACGTTATCCCGCCGGGGTTGGTAGATGGTCATGGAAACTGTATCGATGTCGTAGATTCCATCGAAAATCTCCAAAGCTCCCAGCGCATACAGCTTCATTTGCGGGTTATCCTCTGCTTCTACCAGTACTCCTTGTCCGTGTTTATAATCCACGATGTGGAGTGTACCGTCCGCGATAACTAAACAGTCGCCGGTACCGAAGCCGCCCTCAACGTATTTGGAAAAGTCGAGCCGCTGTTCGATAAGAACAACCGGGTCGGCACAGCTTTGTTTGGCCATTTCAACCAGTTCGAGGATATAGGCGGCATAGCCGTTGGCGCAGTCCTCCATCTCCGCGTTGTAGAAAGAAAGGTCAGCGGTGGGGTCTTTGGCACGGATACCGAGTGCGACCTTCAGCTTGTACTCGCAGAGCATATGGGCCGACCTTCCTTCAGCGGCATATTCGCTGCCCTTGTCCTCATAATTCTCGCAGAGCCTAGCGGAAGGAGGACAGTTCAGCCACCTGTGAGAGGAGGAAGCGGAAAGGAGAGCGTGGCCCAGGCCAGCTTCTCTTGTGTCTACGGTACAATTGACCTTCTGTTTACTCATTTCCCAGCACCTCAGCTTCCGCAAGCAGTGCCGGATATTCCGCGGGATCGATTTCCGACAACTTCGCAGCGCCGTGCTTTTCCAGTAGGTCCCGAACTTTGGCGGTGTGACCGGCCCGGCTCTTTTCTGCAAGAACAGCTCTGACCGCTTCAAGGCTGATTGGCTTTTCATCCGGTGCAGGGACTTCCGCTTTCGGCTGATCCGTAGTATGGGCATCATCATTACCGCTAAACAAGTCAGCAAGCGACTCCGATATGCTGATAAGCGCTTCGCCGCAGCGCTTTAGCTCAGTGACCACAAGAGAAAGTTCACTCATCTTGCTCATCCGAGTTTCCTCCTTCCGCCCTTTTTCTGGCCTGCCGTGAAAGCATCGTTAGCTTCCGGGCAAGGCGTTTTGACACCACACTGATTGCCGTGAGGACATCCGCTAATTCCTCATCCATCTCACGGTCACGGATTTCGGTGTCGGTTTGTTTTGCTTGTGTCTCCATTTTTGAACCTCCGTTCCGAGGGTACTTTTACTTCCCTCACCATCCACAGGACAAAAGTTGGAAAGTTGAGTACCGGTTGAAAAAACTTTTATGGTGTTGCCCTCTGATATCCGTAGGACACCAGAGGGCGTGATTGTAAGATCAGATAAAGTCTTTGAGACGCTCCCGCAGCTGGGCGAACAGCTTTATTTTCCTTTTATTAATGGCTTTCTGAGAAAGGCCGATATCACTGGCAATTTCCCGCTCGGATTTACCGATACTGAAGAGTTCCATGATCCTGCGGTTGTCCGGATCGAGTTCCTCCAGGGCGGCGTAAAGTTCTCCGAAAAGAAGCTTGTCCGCAACTAGCTCAGCAATATCAACGGACTCAGCTACCTCAAAGCCATCCTCGGTGAACTTGTCCAGCGATAGTACACTGCCTGTCCGCTGTTTGTCGCACTCGCTGCAGTCCCTGTTGCAGCGGTTGCCGTTTTCGTCGCGGCAACGTTTTTCACGTTCCTTGCGTTTGTGTTCAGCCCATGCCGGACGTTTATACGCCCGGTAGACTTCTTCTGTTACGGGGATTTGCTGTCCAGCGATTTCGATGTAACGCTGATTGTCCATGATTGTCCTTTCCGCCCGATGAGCGGTTAGGCGGAAAGGACACATAAAAAGCCAGTGCTTCGATGTACACCGGCCACAATTACCTAAAATGGGCATAACAAGGCACGGTGGGTACATCTGAAACTCCCCGCACGGCTTTTGCCATGCTTGGAACTTCCTATGTATCCCGCCGCCCTAATGCGCATCTCAGGCTTTGAGAGTTTGTTCAGCAATATGGGTTCAACCTTGCGCTCAATGTATTTGCGAAGGCAAACAGTATGTTGACATTTGCAAAAATGTGCAATACAATATTTGTAATTTGTGATATCGCTATACCGTAATCACCCTCGCGCTGCATTCTTGTGCACGTAAGATCACCCTGCTGACGATATAATTGTATTTAACTCGCCATTTTCAACACGGAACGCAACGGACTGGTTCGGACTGATTCGGACTATTGGCGGAGAAAGGAGAAATGCTTGTGAAGCCAGACGAATACTTCAGAATGATGTATCCTTATATTGGACAGGCAAAGATGCCATCGGAATTCATTGATGACCTTCTTTGTAGCTTTGTTGTGGATGACGCAGACTTCGCCGGTAGTCCGTTTATTGAAAAAACAGCCGACTATAAAAATCGCATATATAATGGCTCGAAGCCGTTTCCAATAGCGATAGCTGCACATCTCCTTGACGCTAGTGACCCTATGCGTTTTTCCGTTTATATAAATGACAACCTCTCCGACGACCTAGTAGAAAATCTAGAAAATGAATTAGAAGAGCTTGGCATTGATATACAAGGTGTTGATGTCGCCGATAAATGCGCCAAGCTCTTTGTTTCAATTCTGACTGAAACAGCAAGACGCACAAAAAGAAAAGGCGCCCCGGCCAAAACTGCTTCACATAAGAAGCAGGAACTGATAGGAGTGCCAATAGCGACTGTATATGTAAAAGACGGAAAAATTTCAATTAACGGTCAGATGTTTAGCCTGCATGAAAAAATAACGCCGCCTGAAAATATTGCTCAGGAGGAAATGCCATACATTAAGGCGCTATTTGCTGCTTACGCACAAGCTACCGGTATGGCAACTGTAACGAAAAATGATTTACCTACACTTAATGTTAGATATCGCCGTAATTTTTCGGATCAACGTGAAAACTACTATAATGCTGTTCGGGTAGAACGCTCAGTGCGTGAGATATTTAATGATGGCGAAGTGGAATTCGGCAAGATAAAAGAAGATACTTACGATGGTATTGTTGATGTATGTTGGAATGATTTTGATGACGGTTTTAAACGCTTATTGGCTGTTTTAAATCAGGTGTCTCAAATAACGTTAACAAAATCTTTTCTCACGCAAATAAAAGACCTTATAAACAACAGCGAAAAGAAAGGCATTTGCCATATGCTGGTGAATGACGGGAAAATCCAGTGGGTGTTTGACGATGACTGAACTGTTTAACACCCCGTTCGAAACTTCACTCCGCGTTCTTC